CAGAATCGTACACTAACTTGTTACGATATCTGTTCATGACATCTTTTAGATATTGTTCTGCCTTACTAGTCGGCAAGTTACCAACATCTATATAAAAAATTCTTCTTTCTGGTGAACGAGTGATACGATAAATCACCACTGCGTTCTCCATCATTCTTAACTGGTTAGCAGGGCGAATCGCTTTGTGCAAGTACGATAGTGGTATATTCCTGTCTTGGTCAACCAAACCAGACGTACAATATGCAACTGCATCCTTACTAACTTTGATTGCCTTGTCATTAGCAACATCTGTCTTGTACATTTGGTTGCTAGTGAGAGCAATACCTTTCTCATCAAAAACAAAATACTCGTTTACTTCTTTTACCAGAGAAACTTGTGTTCTAGTATCTTTCTCTTTCTTGATCTCTCTGACCTTACGAATCTTTCTCGGGTCAACGTAACGAATATCTTTCAAACCCTCTTTGGGTTTCTGTGTATCAATCACCTTGTGGAAGTAAATTCTTCCATCAATGTACCATCTTCTAAAATAATCTTGTGCCTTCGTATTGAAGTCCAAGATAGTCATGATGTTGTCAAACTCTTCTGCAATGGTTTTCTTAACACCCGCAGAAACAGATAACTGGTCAACATCAAGGACCACTGGTTTTTCATCATCAAGATTTGATATAGAATCATTGACCACATCTTCAATAGCTGCGTCAACATCTCCCATCATGGAGATATCTCTATATCTTTTTATTAACTGGCTTTCGTTATTAGCAGTACCTTCGATATCAAAGTATGTACCGTAGTAACCACCAGCCTTAATAGCCTCGAGCGACCCATCATCCGTGGGGGGAACAAAAGACTTTTCCCCCTGCGAAGCTTTGGATCGCTCGATTTTGTATCCAAACAATTCCATAATTTACCTTAGATTAACGGTTAAAACTTAACCCACATCGTAGTGAGAATACTGCCAAGTCACCGTAAATTCTTCAAAAATATCATTCTGTGCATAATTCAATGCAATTTCTGACATCTGGATAGGGAAGGCATTGCGGAGTGTATACTGACCACCAGGCAATACTGCATCGTTACGATCCAAATGTTCAACGATAATGTCGGTCTGATAGTCACGGGGTGTAAGAACACCAGTGTTATCAGCACGATCATTCAGACCATTCATCCACTGTTCAAAGGGACTTCTGAGACTGAATTCAGAATCGTTTACAACCGTGATAGTCCACGGATCAAAGATTCTCTCACCCGCCAACTTCACCTCACGACCTCTGTACTGAATGATCGCGGGGTTTACGTTAGAAGCAGGCAGTGCGGCGCCAGTTACGAGCAGACTGTAAGAAGTGTCAACACCAACCACATAGGAAGGAAACGCGAGCTTCACCCTAAACTGATTGGGACGAGCACCTCCGGCGCCAAGTCTTGCCTTAAACTCTTCAATATTCATCTAACTTTTCTCCTAAGTTTGTCTGTTATTTATTCGTACTATTAAGCGCCAAGTTCTTCAAACGAGATGCCAGTTCTAGTAGCAATAAACGTCAGAGTGATGAAGTTGATAGACTTAGCAGGTTTGATGTAAATATCTGCTCTAAACTCATTAGAGTCGATAACCTGAGGCGTGTTGTTTGATTCGTCACAAACTACACGGAAGTCGTAAATACCTCTGCGTCCCTGTACGTCACGCAAGAACGGTTCTACCAGTGCAACAAACTGTGCTCTTGTAAATGCATCGTTGAACTCAAACAACTGGAATTTTGCAGCAGTTGCAATTGCCTTCTCAAGAACGATAAACAGTCTGCGAACATTAATTCTGTTGAAAGCAGAAGGTTTGGCAAGCATAGTCTTGTCACCAAACAAAACGATACCCGTTCCAGGCGTATTGATTACAGGGTTTACACCCCTTTGATACAGTGAGTCGCGGTCTGCCTTTCTGGGAGACCAAGCGAGTTTGATAGCATTCTTGATGATACCACGATTCAAACCAGCAGGAGAGAACCAAGGATCATCACTGAGGTCGGTGATTACACAACATCCAGCAACGTCACCGTTGAGGGGTGCATATGTGTATCTGTCGTTGTACTTGTCGTACATATACTTCCAACCACTGTCCATGACAGCGTAAGAAGAACGTGTGTAAGAACCGTGGTCAGATTGACCAAGAATGTCGGTAACTTCGTCGCCTTCGTTCTGTACAACGTTTGATCTCTGCGGAGAGATAAATGCGAGGCAGTCCTTACGAACCTCACAAACGTTATCGATAACGTAGTCACCAACAGATGTTGGGTGTGCAGACATCAGAAGCAGAGAAACGTCTACCAGTTCGTCGTTTGCAAAGAGATCGTAACCAGTTTGCAGATTACCAACACTCGGAGAATCATCAACACCACCCGTAAGAGAAGTGCTTTGATCGGCATCGGCAAAATCCATTACGGCATAAGAAGTACCACCTTCTGAAGAAGTTCCCCAGTTTGTTCCACTGGCGGGGTGATCTACCCACCAAATCCAATCAGAACGATCATTGATTACGTTCTTATAGTAGTTGGTAGAGTTGACATCATCTTTTGCATCAGATGCCTTTGAAACACCAGCCCACTTCTCAAGTACAGTACCGGCGATACCAGTGATAGCACCATCTTCGTCGATGACGATGATGTGCATTTCGTCATTTTCTGCGCCATTGTCAGCAGCCCAATCAGTAGTAGTTGGGAGACTGTCGAACTCATCTCTGTAAGTCCACTCTGTTGAGAGAGTAGCAGTAGCAGCAACCGCGCCAGTTCCATCAGCAGTTACCGTGATAGTCGGTGCAGAAGCATAACCAAAGCCTGGGTTTGTAACAGTGATTGCAGTAACGTTACCAGCAGCGATCGTCGCAGTTGCAGTAGCCTGAACACCACCAGAACCAACTGCGGGAGCTGTCGGCGCGGCGATTGCTACGGTAACAGTAGTTCTGTCACCAGCAGTGTCAGCTGAATCAAGCGCAATACTTCCAACACTCAAAGAACTAGATGAGGTGATGTCGGCAAACTCAACCTTGAGACTGTTACCAAGAGTACCAGCATACTTTGCAGCCCAAACACCAACAGAGTTTGAACCAGATGCATACTGTTCTTGATAGTCATCTTCGTTCTTGATAAGAACAGCAGTTCCCTCGGACACTGCGTTCTTTGCAGCAGTACCAACTTCTCTTACAGTGAGAAGGTTTGAACCATATGCCAAGAAACTGGCAGAGGTCATGAAGTCATTGAATACAGTAGAAGATGGTTTCCCAAATCTTTCTACCAAATTGTTTTCCGAATCAATTCGGGTAATTTCGTGAACAGGGCCCCACGCGAAATCTCCAACAATGCCGCCAATTGTAGTAGCAACGGCTGGGACAACGTTGGTGAGGTCTCTTTCTCGGACTAGGACGCCAGGTGATAACTGGAAAGCCATGTTGTTCTCCTTCGTATTTTTGGTTTTGTACTAATAAATAGTGTTCCTGAGAATTATTTATAAAAAATCTTTTCTCTCATCTGCCCACATCCAATAGTCGCCGTCGATCACTTCTGCCTCTGGTTCAAGTCCATTTTCCATAAAACCAAAGGGGGTCAAATCTTTTTCGATGTACCTCATCTGTGAATTATACAACCCCTCTCTAATATCAACATCGGTCAAGTCCTTGAAAAACTGTTGAGTAGACAACCACGCAAACAAGACCATACACATGGCCAAGTCATCGTGGTATCCCTCATCAGCAGAAAAAGAACCAGCCTTTTCGACAAAGGTTGATAACTCATTGATACAGTCAGCATCCCAAACTAAAAACTTTGTCTCTTCAACCAGACTCTTGAGTGCCAAACATCCCTGTCTCTTGACAGCTTTTGATGTTCTAACACCCAGAGTGGTTTGTTTTCCAAAGCCTGGCGATACATATTGTTTGTTTTTCTCCTGCACCGTACTGAATATGTTTTCGTATTCCAGTTCTTGATGCAGTATGTCAACTACCTGTTGACCAATATCATTATTTTCTATCAATACATACGCATTATTATAGTCTTTTGCCACTCTTGCAATAAAGTCTGGATATAAGAGTGGCGAAACCTTGTTGTCTCTAAACTTTCCGACAACCTTGAAAGGCATTTCAGTAATATCAACGACAACAAAAGCAGAATAGTCTCCACCGATTCCCCTCGATGTATCCGTTGTGATTACATAGTATTTATTTTCTTGAGGTTCTTCATAAATGTCTAGTCCATCCTTCTTGTAAACAATCTCTTTGGATGACATCATAGACAATGCCTTACCACTAATCAGAGTGTTGGTTGACCCCAAGAACTCACACAAAACCTCCTGATTGTATTTGATCTCACCAAGAAGTTTGTACTGTTCTTCTGCCCACTTCTCATCTCGGCCAGGGATTTGAGTGTAGTGGA